AATTATGGCTAACTTACAAGATATAACAAATAGAAGTGAAGTAGGAACAATTAAACCTTGGGGTAAAGCTACGGCTCCCGCAGGTTATCTTTTGTGTGATGGATCAGCTGTATCAAGAACTACATACGCAGATTTATTTGCAGTTGTTGGAACAACTTATGGATCAGGTGATAGCTCAACTACATTTAACGTTCCAGATCTTCAGGGTAAGTTTCCACAAGGTAAAACTAGTACAAATAACTTAGCTACTACAGGTGGTGCTAACACCGTTACTGTAGCTGTTACAAACAACCAAGCAGTATCTGCAGTAACTTCTACAGCTACATCTAACCAATCAGTTACCGTAACAGGAAGTATTGATAACACTTCTTTAACAACTGCTCAGTTGGCTTCACATCCACATGGTACAATTGGTACTTACAACGCAGACAACCCAAGGGGTACTTTTTCAAGAATACAAAACGTAGGTCAAGGTAGTCCAAACTCAAGTAGAGGTGGTTCTGCAAACGTAACAAATTTTAGTACATTATGTTCTGCTGGATCAGGAACTGGCCACAACCACTCTCACAACTTATCTGGAACTTTGACAGGTAATATATCTATAACTAATTCAGGTGGTGCTTTAACAGGTGATGTAACTGCATCAGGCACAAATTCGTTTTCACCTTTTGTAATCGTTCAATATATTATCAAACACTAGGAGATATTTATGGCTACACAAATAGTAATTGCAAACGGAGAGAGTGTAAGAGTAGATGATGATTTTCATATACCTTGGGCAGATCTTGGTAAGAATTGGAACGCAGATTGGATACCTAACACTATACACGTTGTCATTTGGAATAGCCAACCTGGACAAAATGAAATTCAATCAAAAGACCCTGCAACTGGAATGATGACAGGCAACACTGCTTTATCTGCAACTAGTGATGCTGTTGGAACAACTACGATTGCCGACCTTTTAACTTGGGCTGAAACTAGAAAATTACAGATTGAAGAGGCTTTAATGGATTACAGCACGGCTTTGGCTGACGATGCAGCTAACGGTACAACAAATGCCGAGGGCAAAGATTGGACAGATTACGATCCTAATTATTCTTAACTTTATTTCTATTACTTTCAGCTATATCAAGATTAGTCTCTGGTTCTAAATCAGCGTAAGGCCCATTTAAATTTACATAATGAATAAATAATTGATGATGCCAGCTATTTTTTGTTTGACAAAATACAGGCCTCCAATGCTCTATTTCTGCACCTTTATATATAACACCGTCTCCTGTTTTAATTACGATTGGCATGTCACCCATACACAAAGGCCATTTGTAGTTTTTGTTTTCGTAATTGTAGTTTAAAGTAATTGATGCACTAATTTCACAAGAAGCTCTATCTTTGTGTTTCTCTAGCTCTGATCCACCATAATATATACGATTATATGAATATATTGGTTTTAATTTCAGGCCAGTTTCTTTTTCCATAATTGGATGTAGATGATATAAAATTTGTGTGTAAATTTCAGATTTTGACGAGTGTAAAGATAGTGCATTTCTAACTCTATCTGTTTCTCTCATATTTTGCAGGCTATAATTAGTTAAAAAATTAACAAGATCTTGAGACAACATGTTTTTTACATATTTATATTTATCTTTCATTTCTTAATCATGTTTACAGAAAAAATAATTTTTTCTTTTTCAGATGTATTTTTTTCTGTCCAATGCATTTCATGTGGATCAAAAATAATCATGTCCCCCTCTTTCATGTTTGCTTTTCTATAATTAATAACTAAGTCTCCACCACCTTCTGGTTGTTGAAAATAATAAACCCCTGTTTTTGCATCACTTTGATCTCCTTTAGGATGCAAATGTTTTTTAACATATCCTCCAGTAAAATATTTATTAATCCAAAAATCATGTATTTTATAATCTTCACCCACCATAGATATAAATTTATCAGAAATAATTTTAAATACGTCATCAAAATCTTGTTGATAGTGTGCAAAACTAGAAAGACCATTTATAACTAAACCGTGTTCAGTAAATGGTATTTTATTTATCTTTTCTAATACGTCCTGATTATTATTTATTTTTAAATAACTTTTATACACTAGTGAATCCACGTAATAACTGCATGCCTATCACCATTTGTAACTGGCGTTACAGCATGAGGAAAACAAAAATTACTTGGAAATACAACTGCGCTACCAGTTTTAGGTGGTATTTTATACTCACCACCAAAGAAAACAAAATCGCCACCATCGTAATTATCATTTAAAATAAATGAACAAGTTAAAACTCTTGGATGTAGATCGCCATGGTCAGTATGCTCTTTGTATTCTCCACCTTGTGATCCAATATATATTAAATGATCATAACCTGTATCCTCCATTGTAAGACCAGTGTTAAAATAAATGTGATCGTTTTTATACATTTGTAATACTTTACCTACAGCTGCAAATATATCTTTATCAAATTTATTTGCTAAGGGATTGTAGTAACATTTCCTATAATTAGTCCCACCAGTTGTAGTAGCTTTCTCAAAATCAAGATCCTGTGAATTATCTATTATAGATTTACATAAATCTGCCTCTAATACATTTTCATAGCAGTGAATGTAATCTGTTGTTTTCAACATTATTTATAACTTTTTTTGTTCCAAAACATTGTTTTGTATTTATCTCTCCACTTACTTTGTAACTTATTCATAGTATGTGCTTGTCCAGGAAATTTTTTAAATCCAGACCACATTTTCCAAGATTCTCTTTTGAAAGGTATTACCTGCACCATTGGCTCTCCTTTTTCTATTAAAAATTGTTTATCTCTTTTTAATAGTATAAACGGAAAGTTAATAATGTTGTGATAAGTGTCTGTGTCAACAACTCCTTCAATAATTTTAAACCTTTCTTCTATTCTATTCATGCAAGGTAAAAACAAACAGCTGTAACCTGGTGGTGTTTTTATCACCCATTTGTTCATAAATTTACCTGCTTGCTGACCTGCTTTTTCTTGCCAATCTTTTGGTAATTGTGTTTTACTATGAAAATCTACATCTTCATCTCTTTTGCTTGCAGGAAAAATACTAAAATCATCACCAACAGGTTCTATTACGTAATCTTGTTCAAAGGGAATAATGTAACCAGCTGTTAATGAATCAAGAAATGGTATACAAGCTTTTACTGTTGGAGCTAAAATATTGCCATCTTGTAATTTTGTTAATTTTTTATATTGCTCTGGAATAAACCTAGATGCAGGTTTTGGATGAGGCCATACTTTTGACATATCATCATCTTCTGCTATGAATTCTATCTTTTTTGCAAACATTATATTTTCTCAATAAAATTAAATGATAAGGATCTCCTTACATCATTCTTATTCTTGAGTTTAAAAGGCATTACACAATGCATGTGATTAGCTCTAAAGATGTAAAAATCTCCAACCTTTGGTTCTACCCATTTTGAGCTAACTCCATCTACTCCTATAAAACCTAATTTACCATCCCTAAATTTTTGATCGTGCTTTGCATCATTTATGTATTCTGGAATTTTTAAAAACAAAACAGTAGACCAACCTGTTGCATCATGATGTATATGCGGAGGATTGTATTCACCCTCTTTCATATCATTAATCCAACAAGAGATAATCTCAACCTGTTCTTGATTTGGAAGCCAATCAATAACTTTAAATTGTAAACATGATGTAAAATAGTCTTGTATTGCAGCGACGAACGATGGGAATATTTTGGAATCTTTAACAATTGGTAGAATAGATAATTCAGATGTTATCCTGCCAGCCAACCTATGCCCCATAGATTCAAGACTGCTTTTTGCTTTCTCATATCTATCATTTAAATCATTTATTTGATCCAAAGGTATTTCATATTTTTTTACTATTCTTCCGTATACTGTGGTTTGTGATTTCATTTTATATTCCTATCATTTAATGGTTAGTTGACCAACATTAAAGTCATTAGCTATATTCTTCTTACCAAATGTACCTTTAGCAAAAACTTCAAAAGCAATACAAATTCTAGGCTTGTTTGAAACGTGTGCCCCTATCCTATGTTTTGTTTTTGCGTCAAATATTATTAAGTCATTTTTCTTTGGAAAAAAACTTATTTCATATTGATTATATTT